CCGATCTGCTCGGCGACCTGATTGTGCATGAACGCCTTAATGAATGGGGCGCCCGCTTTCATCTCGCCGATCAGTTTCGTGAGCGGAAAAATCTCCGTCAGGTACTCAAAGCCAGCGTCGGCGAGTCCGTACTTCGTCGCCTGCATCGTAGATAGTCCCGCCTCTTTTCCTTTGAGGTAGGACTGCCCGCCGGTTGAGGCTGACATGATCGAAAGCGCCACAGGCAGATTGCCGGTGTAGAGCGCTGTCACCATCATCGGCAAGTTCGAACCGATGGACTCAAAGCCGGAAGCGATTGACGCGCGCACGATGCCGGCGTCGGGCGGCAAATCAGTGACGCGCTTACCGTAATCGCGCGCACTCGCGCTCGCAGCACGCAGCGAATTGCCGATCTTGCCGAAGATGTCTTCTGGCAGAATCGTGCCGGTTAGCGGCTTCGTGATGAACTGCGATGCGATGTCTGCCGCCGAAGCACCGACGCCGTACAAGCCGCTGCTGAGTTGATATAGCCCGCCGCCGACCGCCTGAGTCGCTTTCCACGGGAACGTGACGACATCTTTGATTGCGCCGAGCACGCCTTCGTCGCCGCTCGACAACTTGGCGAAGTTCGGGTCGCGCATCTGTTGTGCGTAGAACGGATCGCGCGCCATGCGCGCTTGCACGTCCGCGACTTTCTGCTCGGTGTCGAACGAAGCGAGATCGCTCTGCACGACAGGCAACGGCATCGCCAGCCGCTCGGCAATTTTCTTCGCCTTCGCGTATTCGTCCGGGTTGCCGCTCGCAGCGTCGCGCGCATTGACGAGCGTCACCGGGTTCGGGTCTTGCGGCATTACGAAGCCGGTGCCGGTGAGGGGCGCCGCTGCTTTCTGCTGATCTACGCCCTCGTCGGGCGGCATCACGAAGTCAGCCACTATTGCCCGCCTATTTTGCCAGTGGAGGGGAGATTACCTTTATTCAGCAGCCACGCGCGAGCGAGTTGCGCTTGCGTGAGCGCGCGGCCTGCCTTGTCGAATTCATCTTGCGCGCGTGCGCGGAACGAAGGCGGGATGTCCGCCAAGCGCACACGCCCTTCCGGCACGACGACGATGGCTTTCTTCATCTCGTCAGGTGTGAGTGCAGACACCGGCAAGTCTGTGCCGCTGCCGTAGCCGCCGACGTTGAAGAACCCAGGCACGCGCACCATGTCGTACACGGCTTTCTTCACGACGTTGTAGCGCTCTTGGGGATCAGTGATCGCGCGACCTTTCGCCTGATTCGCTTGCTGCAGTGCTGTGCTCGCGGCAAGATTCAGGCGTTCGAGACGCGCCTTGTCGTCGTCGCTGATGTCTTTCGGCGGCTTATCTACTGGCAAGCCAACATCACGCGCCACGAGTTTAAACGTGTTCGCATCCAGCTTCGCGGCGGCGAGTGCATCAGCGCTTTTCGTCAGCGCAAGTTGCCGTTCGGCGAGATGCTGCACTTGCTGATCGCTCATTTCCGTGCGCAAGTTGATGACCTGATCGCTCGTCATTGACGCGAGGTTATCCGGGTTCATCACGAGATCGAGGTATTTGTTCATGCCCGACTTCGCCAGATCGAGTTGCCGATGCGCAGCTTCGGTGTACGACCGGCTAGACGCGCTCGCTGCACGCGAGGCGCGCGTTGCCATCAGGCTTTCCTGATGGTCTTGGATCATCCCTGCTGCTTTCACGCCCGCAGGACCGGCATCGTACATCAGCGCTTTGTATTCGGGACCGTTCTTCACAACACCCCACGACTCGCCGTTGAGCAGGCGCGTGTTGACTTTCGCCATCATGCCGTCCATGCGCGTCTTCTCGCCGTGTTCGAACGATGTGACCAAATCCTTCGCCGCTGCGTGCGCAGCTTTCAGCGTCACGGTGTCGGTGCCAAATTGCTTGTCGAGTTTTTCAAGGATCACGTCGATGCCGGCGCCATAGCCGAGCGCGGCGACCGCTTCCTTCGCTGCCTTCTGGCCGATGGCGTCCGCTGTTTCCTTACGCGCGGCTTTGCCGATGCTATCGCGTTGCGATCCGTCGATCTCCTGCTCGTGCTTGATGAAGTAGTCGCGCGCCATCTCGGGCGGCAATGCCTGCAGCACTTCCTTGTGCAGTCGCGTGACAGCATCGCCGAGGGCGACATCGAGCGGCGACGGTTCGCCATTCGGGCCTTTCTTATTCTCACCGCGCCGCGTGTAGTACGCGGTGAGTGCTGAAGTGATCGCCTCTTGCTGCATGGCGATGCCTACCTCGTCAGGCTGCTTCGTTGCGGTGTCGAGCGCGTTCGCGCTCGCGGTGTTTATCGCCGCCGTCACTGCAGCCTTCGTGCTGTCCACGAGCACGTTGTCGCCCTGCTGCGCTTCGAATTGCGACACGCTGTGAATGTTCGAGATACGTGTCGCCGCCATGCGGCGCAAATAAACTTGCCGCTGGTTATCCGTCTGCAGTGCAGCAAGGTCTTGCTTCGCTGCTTCGTCCCACCACTTTTTCGTATCCTGCGTCGCACCGGCTGCGTTCGCGCCCTGGCGATTCTTGCGCAGATCGGCGTCGGCAGCGATCATTGCTTCCTTGCGCGCCGTCTCGACGCCCAGGATCGCGGTCATGTCCTGCTTTTCTTGTATGTGCAGCGCGACCGCAGCGCCGCCGATGCCGGCGTCGGTCAGACCCTTCCCAAAATTTTGGGCGCTATCGGCCATACCGCCCAACAAAGTAGGCGTCGCAACCGACTCCTGCCGAAATCCAGGCAGCGGTTTCTGTTCAATCTGCGGTTCGTAGACAGGTACGGTAGCCATTAGTCACCCCACACCGAGCCGGATGTGCCGACAGAAGACTTCGTGCGCATCGCGTACCACGACGATGCCACCTTGCCACCTGTCGTCAACGCGGTCCCTGCGGCGTCTAAAAACGGCGACTGCGCGGCTGCGCGCGATTCGAGGAAGCCGGCGTTCGACGTGTAGTTCAGCGCTTGATTGCGCAGCGCCCAGGCTTCCTTCGCTGCGTTGTCGGTCGCGATGTTCGCGTCGCGCGCTGTGCCGTACGCCGTGTCGGCAAGGATGTTCAACGCGCTGCCTTCATCTGCCGCGACGTTGCGAGCGCCAAAGATCGCGCGCTGCGTGCCGGCGAGTTTGGCGCCTTTAATCTCGATGTTCTGCCGCGTGGTGATGCTGCGCGTGATCGCATCCTGGGCCTGCCATTCGGCGAGTTGCGCATTGTTGCGCGCGACCGCACCTTGGAATTCGTACCCTTGTTGTTCGCCCGCACTCTTACGGTACGCAGCGTAGGTCTGCCCTACACCCCCGGCGACTTGTGCGCCGAGCGCAGCGCCTTCTAGTCCTGATCCGAAGCACATCGTCGTTTTCCTTTTTTCGTGCAGGTTATGGCCGGCTTTATCGCTTCATTGTGCCGGTTGCAACCTGCGCATATCCCATTCGTTCGAGCACGGCAATCGTTTGCTGAGAATCAATCTCGGCGGATACACCGAGCAATTTTTCCGCGACAAGGTACTCGTCGGCCCAGGCTTCGAATGCTCGTACCATTCGGGGGAAGACAAAGCCGCCGCGATGCTCGGGGCGCACATACATCACAACATCAGATGCGAACGTGTCGTTGCTGAAAAAGTGCTGTCCGACGTGGAAGGCAAACATGCCGACAAGTCTACCCTCTTTCTCCGCGACCAGGACACCGCCCGCGCCTTTATTCAACATGAGGTGCAGCGCGAGCGCGTTGATTTTTTCCGGCTCAAAGCCAAGGACGCGGTAACGCGGACTTTCCGAGTGCATGTCGCGCGCCATCTCAATTATCGCCGGGATGTCGTCGCGAATCGCTCTGCGAATTACAGTCATCTAGCCCCCGAACGCCGTGTCGGGCACAAGACCGCGCACGGTCAGCGGTAGCGGATCGGTGACGCGTATGCACACACCCGCGTCGGGCGTCCACGTCGGGGTAATGACGACCGGCACCGTGCCGCTGCGCAGCGAGGGTGGCGAGCCGTACGGTTCGATTGTGCGCCACTTCGCTTCGGTCAGCTTCGCGAATGTCGGGCCGATGAACAAGCTGCCTGATTGGTAGACGCTCACGTACAGCTTGTTGATGTTCTTATTCGTGCCCTGGCCGAACGCCTCGATCTCTGCCTGCAACGGCAACGTCTCGATGTCGGCAGTGATCGGAAGACCGTAAGATACTTTGCTCGCTGCTTGGCCGAGCGTGATCTTGCCGTCGGCGGTAACTGTTTGCCGTGTCTGCACGGCGCCGTCCGCAAGGATCGACACTTCCGCACCGGCGAGATGGTGCGCGCCGGTAAAGATCGTAGCCGGCGCCCCGTCGTACTTCATGCCGCAGTCAACGATGTAGCTGTCCGCGAGCGTAGCAAAACGCCGCGACTCTTTACGCTCGATGAAGCGCTTCACGTTGCCGTTGATCGTGCGCTTCACGATGCAGTAGAGCACGTCTTCTATGCCTTCAGGAATCGCGCACACAGATTCGAAATACCCGTCGGTGTCGTGCTGATGCCACGCGGCAATCTCGTGCTCGGGCACGTACGTCAAACCGAGTAGCACGCCATCTGAGCGCACGCACCACAGCGTCGGATGTGGTGTCTGTGTGAACGCCATGCTAACGATAGTGTAGCCGTCAAACAGATGCGGTGCCATCAGCGACACGTCCGCTGCGGTGTAGCCTTGTGCTTGCCACGAGAACTTGATCTCGTTGATGTGCGCGCCGCGATCTGCCGAATACAAAATCGCGCTACTTGTCACTACTGGACGAACTTGCGCAACACCTGTCGTGCCCTGGATGCGGTAGTCGATGTTGCCGGGTGTGACGGGGCCGGCGTTGCCGCCTGCATCTATGCGCCACACCGCGCCCGAATTCAGCGCAAGCAGATCATCGAGAGCGATAAGATGTCGGATCGTGTTCGCTTGCCGCGACGTGAGGCGCGCGGTGATTGCGTCATCATCGCGTGTCGGGTATGAGTACGTGAAATTGCTTTCTGTGCCCGAGCGTGTAGCCCACACGTTCTGCGGTTTCGCTACACTACCCGCGAACCAACGGCGGCTTTGATGGTAGCCTACCGCGCCGGGGTGGTTCTCGTGCGCGGGACCGTCAGGCGTGCTCGATCCGATAGGGTCGTCCGTCTCGGGCGGCGTCTCGCCTGCGTTCGGAATGATGTTCTGATCTTTAAACCCTGCAGCGCCGTCGGCGGACTGTCCGACGTAACCGTACAAGCCGTTCACTTTGCGATAGACGTTGTAGCGCAGCGCGCCGGTCGCGTTCGTCCAGGTCACGGTGTTGAAGGCGCCCGCAACGCTCAAGTCCTGGCACGCCGCGTTGCTGCCGGCGACGGACTTCAACGATTCTTCCAGTCCGTTAGTGCCGATTGCCGTCACAACATATTCGTACGTGACGGCACCCGCTGCGTTCGGCGTCACTACGACGGCTGTCGGCGCGGCTTGTGTAGGCGCTGAAGCGATGGCGGTCAGCGTCCAGTTCGTCGCGCCGACGCGCACGAGTTCGCGCGCTTGATAGCTTGTGTGCGTGATCGTGAGCACATCACTCGATTGCGTGAATTCCAGATTCGGCAGATCAGCTTCGATGTAAGGTGTGGCGAGGGTGTAGACGCGCGCTGCAGTTCCGCCTGCTGCCCATGCAGTGAAGCCGCTCGTGTCTATGTTCACGTCGTTCAGGTCGTGCAGTTTAAACGTGTTCGCTACTGCATCGACATTCGACACCAGCACGAAGCGCCCATTCAGTTCGGTCATGCCCACGATACCGGACAAGTACATCATGTCGCCGTTCGAGGGATCGCTGCCGGTGTAGGTCAGCACGCCAGGGTTCGCTTGCGAGATGCCGGCGATGACAAGACCCGTTTCGAGCACCGTCGCGCCGCTCGCGTGGATGCGCATGTAGCGATCACCAAATTCGAGCGCGTAGGCTTGCGTGGTGCTGTAGATGAACGGGATCAGTATTGATTTTTTGCTGCTGTCTTTCGTGTCGAGCACGTACGTCGTGCCGGCGCGATTAACGACAGGACCGTGCGGGCGCACCTCGAAGTTCAAACACTTCGCAAGGCCCGTCTGGAATTTCGTGGTGTCGAGTCGCCCGAACAATTCGGGCGTGATCTCGCCGCCAGCGAATGAGCGCAGGTAAGTCTTCATTTACTGCCGCGCCGCGAGACTCGACGGGATGAACTGATCGTACGATACGTCGCGGCGCGCGTTCGCGTCGCTCGCTTTTGCGCGCGGATTTGCAATCTTCTCGAACAGTTCGAGTTGCGTCTTCGCCATCTCGACGCCGGCTTTGCCCTTGATGATCGGACCGGCGAGGTAGTGCGCGCACAGACGCCCGAGCGCGGCGACGAACAGCGGCGAAAACTTCGACGTGTCAGTGACGGCGGCGAGGTAGTGCACGGTCGCGTTCTCTACGTTCGTGTAGATGACCTGGGTGCCGTCATCGAGCGATTCGATGGTGAACGGAAACGTCTGCGGCTTCGTGAGGAATTCTTGTTCGTTGAAGATCAAACCCGCGTTGCTGGTTGTCGGTTCGTTCTCCGGTCGTACTGCGATAACGCGAATGCACGACGGATACTCGTAGGTGTACGCCCATTCTTGCGGTTGCTCCGTAGTGCTCAAGAGGGCGAGTGCTTTGCGCTTCACTGCGAAGCGCCAGTTGTGCATCTCAAGCAATTCGTCGCGCGCCATCGGGTAGATGCGAGCGCAGTGCTCTGCTTGAATGCTGCCGTCGGGGGGAGTGATGGCGCTGATGTTGGCTTCATCCCCTAGGTGCCCGAGGGCGGTGTTGCAGATGTCTACTTCGCTTGCCACGGCATTACCCCTTTAGAAAAAACGGGGGCGCTCGGCCCCCGTGAAAACCCTGCGCGGCATTAGGCGTTAAGCCAGATCAGCGTCACTCAAGACGTTGCCCTTCGCTTTCGCCGCCGCAGGCTTTTCGACCGGCACAAACCATGAGCCTTTCGTTCCTGCCGGCACAGTAAAAACTTCGCCGGGTTGACGCACGATTTGGTGGAACCCCACCTTCGTCGCGCGCACACGGACACCAACGTCCTGCTGTTTGGCGGGAGCAGACGTGTCCACTACTTTCTCATTCAGGACGTTGGAGTCGATCATGTTAGCCGTTCACCGCATTGGCACGTGCGACCCACTTGCTGAAGTCTTTCGTCAGGAAGGCGTTGATCTTGCCTGCCGTGATCGTGGTCGTGCCGATGGTTTCGCCCAGGACGAGATAACGCTGATAGTTGCCGAGGGGCAGCTTCACAGCACAGATCACGCCGCCTGCGTTCAGGCGAGCATCGTTCGCGGCGCTATCGTCGGTGACGATTGCATCGGTGATGAAGTGCTCGGTCGGCGTGCTCGCCAGATCGGCGGTCGCGTTCGAGTTGAGCGAGAAAGCCACCGTACCGGCGCTGCCGCCAGTGATGACTTCCGTGTCCGTGGTAATCACGAACCACAGGTCTTCACCGAGAGCAACGTCGGGCGCCAGTTCGGTCGCACCAGCGGTGCCGCCCAAGTAAGAACCCAGGTCGATCACGTCGCCGACAGCGACCTTCGCGCCTGCCGTGCCGGTGACTACCAGCGCATCGCCAAATTCCAGTCTTTCGTCGAGAATCATGGTATTTCCTTTTTCAGAGAGTTGAAGGGCGCGACGCTTAGACGACGCGGGATTCGGTGTTGAGCAGCACGTCGCAGCGCTTCACCGGAATGCCGTCGAACATCATCACGCGCTTGCCGGCCACGGTTTCGAACGTGGTCTGCGTGTTGGTCTTTTCGAGGATGCCGAGACGCAGCTTCTCGCGGATCGTGCGGTTCACGTAGAACACCGGGCGTCCCATGCCGAGCGCAACGATGCGTTCTTCGGCCTGGATCATCCAGGTAATCAGGTTCTTCGTGTTGGCGAGCGTGCCCAGGTCGCTGATGTCGATGTTGCAGACACGAACGAAGTAACGCCAGTCACGAATCGTCAGGCCGGCGTCGAGCCGGTAGTGGGTCCGGTAGGCTTCCATGCGCCCGCCCGCGCCATCGACGTTCTCGATGGTCACTTGACCTTTGTCGGTCACTTGCAGGCCCGCCTTCGAGCCTTTCGGCACAATACCGAAGCCGGTGTTCGGACCCCACACGCAAAGCCAGATGCTCGTGTTGTCCGAGCCGGTGCCGCCCGCGTCGATCACGTTGTCCGCGTTCTCGGCGGTCGCGAGCGATACGGTGCTGTAACGGGTCGCGAGTCCGGTCATCGTCTCGGGCGCCAGCGCTTCATTGCCGTAGAAGATTTTCGACGCGAGTTCCTGGTTGATGCCTTCGATGTGGGCGCGATCTTCCGTCAGACGGAAGGATGCGCTGTTGCCGTTCAGATCGGCCAGCGCTTTGTCCACTTCGGCGTACGCTTCGAGCATACCGCAGCCGTCGGTGACTTGCAGGTTGCGAGCCTTGGAAGGCTGCACGCCGCCGTACAGCTTGCGCCACGTCGGGGTCGGCAAGCCGCTACGAACCGTGGTGCGATTGCCGGTCAGCAGGTTGCCTTGCTGCCACGTCATGTCGTCCAGCACCTCGTTCGTCATGTTCAGGATTTCCACGATCTGCGCGGTGCTGCCATCCGGGTCGAGAGTCTTCGCCAGATCGAGCAGGGTGGGATTGATTACGGAAAGGGTCGTCATTTTTGTTTCTCCTGGTTAGAAAAAGTTTTCGGTGCTACTCGTTCATGTTCGATTTGTTGTAAAACGATTTCGCGTTGACTTCACCGGACGGGTTCTTGTTCGCCGGGATGTGTCCGTCCTGCTTCAGCGGGAGTCCCGCCTTGCGCAAGCCGCGAATCATTTCGGGGTGGTTGCCCAGGCCCGTTTCGTTCAAGAACTTTTTGAACGACGGCGCAAAGTACGCGTCGATTGCGAGCGCGGCAGTCGCCACACTTTCATCGAACTTGTCGCCGCCGATCTCCGCATCGGCTTTCGCCGCTGCGAGCATATCGGTCTTCATCGTCTCGAAGGCTGCTGTGCCTTGAGCTTTCATCGCAGGCGCCACCTTGTCGATCAGCGCTTGCGCTTTGTCCTGGGGCAATCCGAGTTCTTTCGCGGTTGCCTCGAACGCAGTCAACGTCGGAGCGTCGAGCACCACGCCTTCCGGCAAGGTGAACGCTTCGTACTTCTCCGGGGCAGCGGGCTGCGCTGGCGCGGGGGCTGGTGCGGGCGCAGGAGCAGGCGCGGGGGCCGGCGCTGCGGGTGCCGCAGGAGCGGGTGCTGCTGGTGCGGCGGCTGGTGCCGGCGCGGGTGCTATGGGTTCTGCTGGCGCAGGAGCAGGTTGGTTATTGCTGCTCGCGGGATCGCTTGGCGTTGTCATCAGCTTCCTTGACCATGATGTGATACTTCTCAGGGCATATTTCGTGGATGTCCGCTACAAGGATCAATCCCATGTTCCGCATCCCTTCGAGAAAAGCCATCTCGTTGTTCAGCCGAAATGTCGTACGAAACACGCCCGCCTTTTCGAGCAGGCGCCACACAAATCTGCGACCCTGCTTATTCGCCATCAGCCATTTGAAATCTTCCACCTCGACTGATCGTGCTAGACGTTGCGCCGCCGCTGATTTGGCTTGCGCTTTGTCGAGTGCGATCAGGTCCGAAGGGTCGATGTCTCTAGCCACAGGTGAAACTTTAACTCGTTGTTCGTGTCAGGTGAGTACCGTTAGTCCGGTTGCTTACGCAGCACGAGGATAATGTTGTACGTGTCGGCGGCAGTGTGCCCTGTCGTCGTGAGCAGAATGTCGCCAGCACCGCCAGCGCTGCGCGGATCGGCGAGCAGTCCTGGTGCGGGCACTGTCGGCAGGCCAAGATCGCCCGCACGGAAGTCGATTGCCCCCGAGCCTGAAAGCGCGAACGCGAAGTCGTCGGTAGTGTGATCCCACAGAATGCGCGCGGCCATGCCGTCGCAATTCCAGATCACCTTCTCGATGTCGAGCGACGCGGGTTCGGCGCCGTCGCTCGCAACGAGTGTTGACTTGTCCACCTTGACGACAGCGGCTTCGCCGGTGCCGTCGGAGATGTTCGTGAGATGCACGACGATGTGCGTCGCCGTCTGCGCGAGTACGTGTGTCGCTACTGTGTCAGCCATATTTGCTTGCTCCTGTTAAGCGTTTATTTCACCCATTCGCCGCTGAACGTAATGCCGCCAGGGGTTGAGCCGTCGAAGTCGATGATCTTCGTGCCGCCCGAGATCGTGCATTGCACTTTCGCGGTGTCGCCTGCAGTCATCTGCGCAAGCGTCGAGAGTGTCATCGACCGATAACCCACGAACGGATTCGCGCCCGCGCCGAAGTTGTCGTTCAGTTGGAACGTCTGCCCGGTCGTGACGATGCTCAAATTGTGGACGTTGTGTGCTGCTGCGATCTGATACAACGTCACCGTCGTCGAGAACCGATACGTCCCGGTCACGGGCGCCGTGAACACGCTCGACGCGAAGTTCGCGCCTTGATCGACGACTTCGGTCGCGAACGTCACATTGACGACGGTGCCGTCGCCGGTAAGGTCTGCGCGATTCGACACATCTTTCGCCAAGAACACAGGGATGCCGGTGAAACTCGGCTGGCCCGAGATGACGGGCGCGCTGATCGTCGGCGCTGTCGCGAGCACACTCGCGCCCGAGCCTGTCGAATCGACAAGGCCAAGCGTAGTCCAGTTGCCGACGGTCGTGCACACGAACAGCGCGCCGCGATTCGCAGGCAGTGCAACACCCGTTGCGGTAGCGATACCGTTGATCGTCTCTGTGCCGCTGCCGAATACCTGCGCGCTGGCTACGCCGTCGTTTCGGATGAAATGAATCTGTCCTGCCGTCGATGCGGGCAGCTTCACGCTGTCCGCTGCGGTCGCGCATACGCTGATGCGATGGAAGTTCTTGACCGCGCTCAACGCGAGCGCCGCAGCTTGAGTGCCGCCTGCGTGCGCAGTGAGCGTGTCTTCGACGCCCGACAACGTGAGCAGTCCGCCGATGTACGCGTGCCGTTTCAGGTTCAGGTCGCGCGGATCGCTCGCGCCGTTGCCGATGTCGTACGTGTTGTCAGCGACAGGCACAAGGGCGCCCGAGGCGTTGACAAGCCACTTGCCGGCGAGTTCGCGATCTTCGCTCGCGCTCCACTTGCCAGCGGTAAGGCAGACGTACCAACGCCCGGACCCGACGAGCAGGGGCACGCCGGTTGCGGACGCGACGCCGTTGATCGTTTCCGTGGCGGCGCCGTATATCTGCGCGTCGGTCGCGCCGTCGTTGCGCACATAGTGTGCTTGCCCGACAGTCGCAGCGGGCAGCTTCACGCTGTCGCCCGCTGTCGCGCACACGCTGATGCGATGGAAGTTCTTCGTTGCAGACAGAGCGAGTGCCGCAGCCTGGGTGCCGCCCGCGTGCGCGGTCAAGCCGTCTTCGGCGGCGCCGCTCACGACAAGAGCAGCAAACGCGGCAGCACCAACAACCGACAGCGCGCCGTCAACGGTCGCGGTGCCGACGAATTCGATGCCGTCGTCGCTTACACGAGCGAACACTTTGCCGTTCGAGTCTTTCAGTTCCGCTGTGATGTCGTTCACGTCAGCGATGACGGTCGTCGCGGTGCCGGTCCACGCGGTCAGCGCGTCGGTGTCGAACGCTTGGAAGCGGTAGCGTTCCTCGCCAGTTGTGTTATTGCGCACAGTAGCGCCTGTCACGTTCGTATCGACCGCAGCGGCTTCGACGGTTTCCCACGTCGCGCCTTGCGTGCGCGAGCGCTGAAAGCGCAAGTAGCCGGTGAACGTGCCGGTGCTGCTGTAGGTAACGCTTTGCCCAGGCTGCAGAGAGACGACAGCGGTTGCGCCAGCGGCGGTGAGTGCTTGGGTTTGAGTGCTCATGGTTTAATCCTTCATCATTGAGTTAGGGTACATCGACGCGGGATTTGCAATTCCCATGTCCGTCACTTGCAGGTCGAGCGAGATGTCGTTCTTCGTGTCGCCCGGTTGCGGATCGGCTTCCGCCTCGTCGCGGCACATCACCACGACGACGCGAGCCTGCACCGTCAGCACGGTGCCCGCGCTGATCGGTCCGTCAATGCCGAGCGCTTCGCACTGATCGGCGTTTAAACACAAGCGCAGTCCGTACGGATACGCTTCGGGCGGGCACGGCGCGCAGCACGCGTCGCTCGACATATCTTGCTTCATTGACACGAGATTCATTTGCTTGCCCGTCCTTGTGGTTGTTTTGCTCTTGCTGCCGCAGCGCTGCTTTCAGTCGCTTCAGCGATTCGCGCCGTCTGTTCTGCTGCTTCTGCTGTCGCTGCAGCCGCGAGCGCGTGCTGCGCTGTTGCGTCTGCCGCCACTTCGTCGAGGTGCCCGTGTATGTCGTGCACCGCTTGTATCAAGTCCACAAACTGCGCAACCACCGCCACACGCATCGCGTCGATCGCGAGTGATTCGGCTGTTGGATTCGGCAACGGCGCAGGCATTTTACACGCCCGTCGGCAGTCCCGGCCCGCCGTAGCCCGAGAACTGCGATACGATGTCCGAGAGCGCGTTGCCCGGTGCCGTCGGCGTGTTGCCGAGTGTCTGTGCGGTCTTCGCGGCTTCGCTAATCTGTTGCTGCTTCGCTGCAGCTTGCTGTTGTTGCGCGCGTGCTTGGCGCACGATGGCGACTTTCTCGTCGGCCACGATCAGCGACGGATCGACGCCGAGCATGTCGCCGTACTTGTCGGCCCATTCGTCTTCGTCGAACTTGTCGAGCACGCCGGGTTTAAACTGCGCAATCGCGCCCATCGCACCGACGAAGCGGTCCACACTGCCGACGCCGATTGCGCGCTGCGCTTGCGCGAGCATCGAGATGAATTCGACGTTAAGTTCCTGCCCGTGCATCTCTTGCGGGGGCGGCGGCACGATGCCGGCGAGGATCATCTCGTCGAACGTCACGTCGATCTTACGCTTGAGCAATTCGTTGTGCAGCCGTTCGAGCACGGGACCGATCATCAACAGCTTTTCCTCGTGCCGCTCTGCGACTTCGCGCGCCGTGATGTTCGAGCGCTGATCCATCGCGAGCATCATAAACAGGTTCTTGTAGAACGTCTCGTCGATGCGTTGCCGCACATCTTGAATGTCGTTCAACAGATGTGACAAGTCGAGCCGCACGTCGAACGAGTTCTTGATCCCGCCGCCGACACTCGCATCGACGTACGACGCGCCGCCGGGTAGCGAATTGAATTCCTGATTCTTCATCGACACCGGCAACTGCACGGGCGGCTTCACCATGTAGTCGATGCCTTGCCCCTTGCGCAACTGTTCGTGCTGCAGTTGCTTGATGTCGCCGAGCGCTTCCATGCCTGGACTGTTGCCGTACACGTCACCGCCCGTCGCTGCCCATCGCGGGCACAGCGCAGGGAAGCGCTTGTATCCTGACTCGCGCAAGAATACGTCGCTCGACGATCCTGATTCGTAGTAGCACGACGCGACCGCCATGTCTTTCGCGAGTTTGCTGCGCACGTCGCGGTCAGCGCGCGGCTCGATGATGTGCGTCACCGGCACCCAGGCGTCGAGGCGCCCTTGATCGAACATCGACTTCACCGTGATCGAGCAGTTGTCGCGTCCGAATTGGCCTACCATCTGCGCGACCGTCATTTCGAATTCGCGATACAGCGTGTTCACCTCGCCGCGATGATCTGTCGCGATTGCGTACTCGCCCACCGTCAGCGGGTAGTGGCGGATCACGTCGTTGAAGTCGGGCAGCATGATCGTGGCGCCAGTGCCGAAGCCGCCGATTTCCTCGTAGATCATGTGCAGCGCGCGGTACGTGTTCGAGCGCGCGAAGATTTGGCGCATCAGTTCGGTGACATCGTTCAGCCACACCTTGACCGGATCGAACTTCATCAGTTCGCCATCGCTCGTCGCGAGACGGAACCAGGGGCGTGCAGGACTCGTCATGCCTGCCATCAAGCCGGCGGCGAGCACGCGCAGCGCACGCGTGCCGGTGCTGTCGTAGATTTGATTGTGGCGCTTCTCGCCGCGATTGCGATCAGTGACGAGGAAGCGACCGTTGCGCGGGAGCAAGTAGCGGCTGATCTCTTGCCACTGCGGGAACCACGTGCTGCGTTCCTTCCACAGTTCGCTCTTGCGCGTCTGATACTTCTGGCGAAGCGTGAGATCGGCCATTATTGCCCCAGGACCGTAGCTTTACCGAGCGACAAGTCGCTCACGCCACCGACGCCCGAGGCTTTCGTCGGATCGCCCGTGCCGGAAAGTTTTTTCTTGAAGATGTTCGGTGCTGGCGTCTGCGCAGCTTGCGACGCAGGCGGCGCGGTCGGACCCGGCACACCTTGCGGCGCCATCTTCGGGTTGCCACCTGCCATCATCGCGAGCGATGCGAGCGGCGCGAGTTGCGCGCCCGCCTTGAGCGCGCCCATGATCGAGGCGCCAGTGCTCGGTGTGCTGGCGCCTGTGGCGCCGACAGCAGCCTGCTCGCCTGTACCGCCGAGCGCGGTGCCTGCACTGAGCGCCGCGAGTTCTGCAGCGCTACCGCCGAGGGCGGCAATCTCGGGCGCCACAGTGACGCCCCAATTCGCTGCGTTGCTCGCGATCAGCGAGCCGATTGCGTCGCCGCCGGCTGCGCCGACACCGCTCGCGAATGCCTCGCTACCTGCTATTGCTCCGCTTGCTCCGACGGCGCCCGCTTCCGCAGCGCCCCAAAGGCCAGCGGCAGCGCCGCCAGTGTAGACGGTAGCGACGACTGCCGCTGCCGTAAGAATGTCTTTACCGCTGCACATAGTGCTTATCTCCCGTTGTCCGTGTCCGTCAACGCCTTGCTCGCGTCGCGCTATTGCAGCGCGTCGTAAGGATTATGCTCCGCTGTTTGGCGACCCTGAGTACCAGGGATGTGTTGCAAGTGCTTCGCGACGACAGGAAAGGCGAACGAAAGCGCGAGCGAGTCGCCGCGCCCCGGTGATTCGACGCCGCGCTTCTTCATGTCTTTCTTCGATTCGAGTTGAATCACACCATCGAGACGCGGCACCGTCTCGGGTCCAATCAGATCGCGGTGCAGGATCGGGTCGAACGGAATCACACCGCCCGCTTTCAGCCAGTCGCGCGCATCGCCCCACATCTTCGCGCGCTTGTTGAGATAGCCAGGATCGCCCGACTCACCACTGAACCACACAAGCACCCACGAGCGCCCGAGCGTGTTGCCGATGCTGCAGACGCCCGTGCCGTAGCCAGCGTCGATGAACACCGCGTCCGCCTTGTGTTCGTCTTCGAGTTGCGCGAGCAGCGTCGCGATCACCACGTCGTTGTCGTTTTTCTTGAACGTGCGCAGCACGTCGAACTTCAGCCCTTGCCGCAATCCGATGACGCCTTCGTCGTCGCCCTCCCACGCATTGTCGAGCGTCAACACTTTCGGCGCGATCACATACTGCTCTTTGCGCAGCGTGCGCTGCTCGGCTGCAGTGACATCGGCTTCGCTGATGAACTGCTTGATCGACTGACTTGGGAACAGCCCGCGCACGCGCACCTTGATGTAGTCGCTGTCGATGCCGTAATCCTCGATCCACTTGTTGATCTCGATCTTGTTCGTGATCTGCACGTTGCGCGAATCGACGAACGTCTTGCCCCATCGCTTGCTGTTGAACGCGTCCTTGAACCAGCCAGTGTTGCGCGTGCCGTTGCCGAACGCGAACTTCATCGGCTCGCCGTCAGTCAGTCCGCCATCGCTCACTTCGTCGATCTTGTTCGGCACCGCGCTGCCTTCGTCGATCAGATAGTACGATGTGGAAGTCGGCGCGTGCTGGCCGGCGAACGCTTCAGAGTTCGTTTCGTCGCACGTCTGCGCGCTGCAGAACCACGACTCGGGTCTGCGCTTGTGCTTCATGTGCATCGCACCCTTACCGCTGCTGATGTCGAACCAATGCGCAGTGATTGAGATGCCGCACCACTTCGCGATCTGCGCCCAGGTCTTCGTGCTCAACTGTTGGAATGTGTTCGCGGTGACAGTGCCCTGCGAATCGGGTCGCGTGCTGCGTATCCAATCGACAAGCCACGCGACCATCGCGCTCTTGCCGATGCCGTGACCGCTGACTACTGCTTCGCGAATCGGCTCAACCGGCAGTGTGCCGTTGAACTTGTGCTCGCGTACTTGGCGCCCGATGTTGTCGAGGAATTCGCACGCCCATGCGTCCGGGCCATAGACAGAGTTATAGACCAAACTCCAAGGCTCGGGTAATTTGCAAATCTGAATTGAAGGGTCGCTGTCCCAAGGGTAAGCGAACATGACGAAGCCGAGCGGGTCAGCATAGAAGCGAGCCACTTCATCGGCGAGACGTTCATCGAGTGTGAGTTCAGCCATGCGTGCGCTAGTGGGATTCGAACACCACGTTCAAGCGCTTTGACTGCGCGCTCGTCTTAGCCGCTAGATGATAGCGCACGGCTGTTCGTTGCAGCGTCCACCACGCCACGAGCGGCGCGATGCTAATCAGCACAGCGAGCACGCACAACGCCGCCAGGATGTAACGCACGACTATTCGCTGCCGGCGACGCGGGCGCGGCCCGCGCGCAATCTATCTTCAAGTGCGACAGTGCCGCTGTGCTCTACCTCAATCTTGTCGCCGTAGCGTTTCTTCGCGATCTTCGAGGCGTACCATTTGATTGTGTCCACGCGAAGCCGTGAGCGGTCCACTGCGTCGCCCGACGTGCTTTCGATCTCTGTGCCGAGTTCAGGATTGTCATCGCCAGCTTCGGAGTCGGCGCCGCCCACAACAAGCCGCGTGCGCTTCACCTTGAATGCCTTGCGCGTTGTCTCGGCTTCGTGCAGCGCTTCCTCCACCATCGCGTCGATGCCGATGTCCCGCGCGTGCGCGTATTGGGCAGCAAATCCTTCACGATCCGTGAATGCCCACTCAGCAACGGTGTGCCGATCAGGAAATACGCCCGAGGGGTCGGAACAGATCGTACGGAGCGATTCGCCAGCAGCGAGTCGCTTGCAGATTTCCGCAGCCAGTGCGGGTGTGTAGATTGTCGGTCGGCCAGCCATGCGCAAATCATACTAGCGCACGGCGTGCCTGGGAGTATCACAAGCCGGCGACGCGCCGCCGGTAGCGACAGATGTTCGCCGTGTACGTGTACGAGCAACCGAAGATTTTGACCAGCTTACGGTAGCCGACATGCTGCAGGTGCCCGCGCGGAAATTCCTCGTGCATGACGCGCATCAGTTCAACTTCGTGGTCACTCAGCCGGTTGTTGCAATCTTTTACAACTTGAGATTTTTTACGAGTTACCCCGCCCGCCCCGTGCCCCACCGCCCCACCCCTATAGGGTGGTGGGGCAGATGGGGCAGATTGCCCCGCCCCGCGAGTGCCCCGTGGGGCAAGATGGGGCGATGGGGCAGCTTTACTTGTAATTTTTCGCAAGTTCATTCTTCCCCCTTCCTGCTTAATTTGTCGCCGTCCACGATCACCGCGCCGCGTTCGACCAGGGCGTTCAGTGCCCGCAGCACGTGCTCACGACGCTTGTCTCGCTTGCCTGCGGCCGCGTCGAACGCGATGTGCGACACCGCAGCGTCGATCACCTCAGTCGTCGCCACAGGACCGCCTATTGTGAGATCATCGAGCGCCCGCAGCACCATCTTCTCGTTCACGCCTTTCGGTTCGATCTTCATCTTCGACTCCCTGGATTTAAGTTCAACGTGTTCGAGCACGCACGACGAAACCACGTCGCCGTCATCGTCAACACCAACAGGCACCACGCGCAGCTTGAACGCGTAGCGCTCGCCGTCCTTGTAGTTCTTCAGCTTCGTGACTTGCGCCTCGCGGTCGTCATCGCAGCGGCTCACCTCGATCTCCGCATCGCACGCACCGAGCAGTGCTGTACTGCCCCGCGCGCCCTTGGCGCTATCCTTGCCGCTGTGATGAATTAGTATAACCGTGGCGCCCGTCGCGCGGTGCAGCTTGGCGCACAGTGTCACCGCCTCGCCGACATCCTTGGCGCTATTCTCGTCGCCACCGGCGAGCGCACGCGCCCAGGTATCGACGAAGATCAACGACACGTCGCCGAGCGCGACGACCGCCTTCGCGACCTGGGTCATATCGTCGAAGTCGCGGAAGTTCGGGCTGGCGCCCAGGATGTAGAACGGCATGTTGTCGATCTTATGCTCGTCAGCGTATGCCTTGGCACGCATACGCACGCCGTGCGCGTCTTCCGCAGCGATGTAGGCGACCTTGCCCTGCTTCACTTTCAGGCCGCGCCAGGGCACGCCCTGCGCCACGGCAAAGCCTAAGTCCATCGCGAAGAATGTCTTGCCGCTCGACGGTGCGCCGTAGATCACAGCGAGCGCCGCTTCAGGGATCACGCCCTTGATGTGGAACGTGGGCGGCTTCGCGTTGATGAAGTCGGCCCACGGCTGGAAGATGTACTTCATCGGCGGCGCCGATACTTCGCTGTTATCGGCAGGCACCTCAACTTCGAATTCGCCCGCGTCGGCGCCCGCGTTTAAACCTAGTGCGGCAAGAAAGTCTCCGTCGGATCGTCCTTGGCAGTGCGCATGTAGACAACTAAAATGTCCGCGCTCGAATCCTCCCGTGAAAGCTGGAAAATAAGTCGTTGCGCTTTTATCTCCACCAGCGGTGTGTTCGGCTTCGAATGGGCATACGATATGTAGACGACCGCCTCGCGCGGTAGCCGTAACAATGCCGAGATCAATGAGCGA